CAGGTTGTTCAGTTACTTTAACGCCCGTATCCACCTTTTCAGTGGCTTCGGTTGAAGTGGACTCCGTGGATTCTGTTGTTACCTCTGTTGCCGGGGTCTGCTCGGCGGCAGCAGCAGTTGATTCTACGCCCGTAGTTACCTGTTCCATTTCTGACATAGTAAAATAAACTCCCTTCATATTCGGCGGCAATATGACCTATTAACGCCCGTGTATTTGCATTAAAAAAGCCGCTCACATTGCTGCGGCGGCTTGATTAGCCTGTGGTTGCTGTCGTTTTTGTTGCATGTCCTGTGCTACCATCTGTTTGACCTCGGCTTCCATTTCATCGGGTTTCATGGCTTGAAGCTTTGCTCTAATTTCAGGTGGTAAACCTTCGACATAATCGGCAAGAAAACTTATCATAATCTCCCTGTCCATATCCTGACTCAGCCTATCCTGCATCAGCTTTTCCCTCATGGGTATAATGCCGTTTGGCAGCCTTTCAAGGACTTCTACAAAGGTCATTTCTTTTGCTTGCAGGAAGTTTGTCATAGTCTGAATGGCTGTTACTTCACTCCAATGAGTCGAAGCTCCGACATCAACCTTGACACGCCACTGTAAATCACCGTATTTACTGCCGTCAAAATCAAATGTCCTGTTGACTCCTTGTTCCTTGTAGGTCAATGTCCTTGCCACGGGTTCACCCTCAACGCCCCTGTACTTATGGATAAAAAAGTCCATGTATATACGGGCTTTATCTTCCTTAAACCTGTAGAATCGTCTACTGATTGACTTCAACGGTATTGCTGCGGCTTTCTGTAAGACAATCAAAGCCGATGTATTATCCATGTTCAGTTCGCCCATGGCGGCATCAGTAGAACCGGTCATTTCCTTGGTAAGCTGTATCAGCAGGTCAACAATTTTATATATGTCATTGGAAAGCTGTCCGGGCTGTATGTATCCCGCTGCCTGTTTTATATCCCCACCCGTTACCCCTATGGCTGCGCCGATAAGGTTTGACCATGAAGCAATACGGGTATTATCGTAGACAGCTTTTGGAAAGGCCGTATGCATGACGGACATTATAATCATGGCGACCAGCTTATTAATGGCTATCTGATTCGGTATAAGCCCCTTGACTTCCGAAGTACCGTGACAGCAATTTTTTCGTCTGCTCCATGTCATTTTAGCCACAGGGTACAGGGTCAAGCCGCTGTCAATGTCGCCCTTTGTGATTCTGGCATAACGAGTTGATTTGTTGAAATATACCTTGCCGTCTTTCTTCCACATCTTCAACAGGCATATGGCCTTACCGGATTTTGTGAGTTCAATCTTGGCATTATCCCCGGCCTGTTTGTCGGTTTCCTCATCAGAGGCTATCTTGTCGATTTCATCCTGTGGTATGCCGTTCTGCTTGGCTTCAGCTTGAAGCTCTGACACCATTTTGCGGAAAGCTATTATAATACTCGGCTGCGTCTGAACATCATCAGAGTTCGGATTCCCGGGAAGATAATTGACATTATCGACAATTTCAGAATCAATACCGCCATATATGCCATTACCTGCATCGATAGATGGGTCCCACCGCATAAACTCCATGCCATCACCGGACAAGGCTGAATCAAGTAATGCCTGTTCGTCCTTGGTGCTGGCGTTCAGGTTTTCTTCAAGGGTCATTGCGTAAGCTGATAATGCCCGGGCAAGCTGCCGAAGTTCCTCTTTATCAGGGGCATAGTCGGTATCGTCAATACCGTCAATGCTGTAGTTGATTTTGATGTCGTCACCCATGACGATGTTGACTTTATGGTCGGTTATGCGCTTTATGAGGTTCAGGACTGGGGTTGGAAGTCCATTGGATACTACTCCAGACCATTGTTCACCGCTGTAAAATCGGAAGTTCTTGTTGACCTCATCGTAAAGCCCTATTTGACTTTTAAAGTCTGTTCCGTTGATATATTCCTGCCAGTATTCCAACTCTTGGTAATCGTGTTTTGCCAATTAAATCACCGCCTTATTCTTCATCATCAGGCTTTTGGGGGTCACCGGTATAGCTAAGAAGATTCTGCAATCCCATCATCATTTTGTCAGTTTCCTTCTTGGTTTCCTGTGCCTGTATACGCTCCCGTACGACCTGTACAGGGGTTTTTATTGGCTCGATAGGTTTGTTATCACGCAAAGCTAAACCGTCTTTTATGCCCCTTCTGTAGAGCCATAGTCCGAAAATAGAAAAGCCCACTGCAACCAGTGAGCTTATGATTAGTTCAAGCATTGTTAGCCCTCCCCAATATTAGTTATAACAGCAAACCCAGCTTGTTTACCTTGCTCTATATTATTAACTGCTACAGCCTGTACTGACTGTAGATTTATAACAATATATCCTGTACTATCGTAAAGCCTAAAAAATTTATGATTATTTCGCCAGTTTTCAATCAAATTATCTAATTCATTTTCTTCAGCAGTACCCTCTATACATTGACCGCTTTGAATCCATATTAAATAATCTTTCATATTCCCTCCTACATTCCATAATTGATATAGCTTTGGTCAAGCTGACATTCAAAAGGATTCTCCTGCTTTGGACCTTGCAGAAATGAGTCGTATTTCTCCGGTGCTGACGGTAGAGCTGCCTGCAGATACATAAGCCAATTTAAAGCCTGGCTTGCAGCATCAACTTCATCATCCCTCTGCACCTTCTTGTCAGGTTTGAAAGCTGCACACTGTTCAATAATGGCTTCTGACCAATCACAATGAACAAAAACACCCGGCTCTTTTTCTATTCTCTTAGGTATAAATACATTCCTTGCTATCCACAAAGGCAATACGGTATTAACCCTCTCAGCTTTGCTTTTAGTGCCGGGGTTAATCGGTATCATGCCGTGAACCTTATTCTGAAGCATACGGATTGCAGCCGGACCGTTGGCCTTATCCTCTATCAGTTTGGCCGTTGCGTCCGGGTGTTTTTTCGCAAAATCCTCTATTCCTTTCATAGTCTGGACTATATCCATCCTGCCGCCTTTATGGTCTATCAAATAATAATTTGCTCCGGATTTACCCCACACTTGACCTGCCACCGGGTCCGATGTATCTTTTAAAGCACAATCCCAAGACTGTATTTTTACAGGAAAAAACCCTTGTTTTTGCATTTCAAGGGTCAAATCGTATTTTTGCCAATACTCGCGCTTTATCATATTGCCCTCAAGGGATGAAGGCCGCTGCTGCATTAGTGCATTCCAGGCTCGTTCACCGCCGCCTGTCGGGTCATTGATGAACGATGTTTTGAAGTTCTTCAGCCATTCATTGTCTTTTCCGGCTTCAACCAGTAAAGCATCCCCAGGCTGTCGGCCTGTTACTTCCTCATATTCCTCTGCTTCGAGCGGAAAGCGTATTTCAAACCACTTGTCAGGTTCATTGTCCAGTAGGTACCCGATAAGATCATCCTCGTTCCACCGGGTATGCACTACAATATATTTGCATTTTGCCGAAGCCCTTGTTCGGATAGTGTTCAGCCATTCATTTATGACAAACTGTTTATATGATGGGCTGTCTGCATCCTGCCTGTTCTTATATGGATCGTCAATGATCGTAAGGTCCGAAGGTGAGCCGGTGATCGCTGCACCGATACCACGTGATAACATGCCGCCTTTTGTCTTTGCCAGTTCGAATTCGTCTGCAGCTTTTTTATCCGGTGATATTTCTATACCAAAAAGCTGTTTACCAAACTCATTTATTTTTTCAATATTCCTCCTGCCGAACCGGTTAGCCAGGTCATCACCGTAGGAAACCTCTATAACATGGTCATATGGAAACTTCCCAAGGTAATACGATGGCAATGTTTCAGTGATACACCTTGATTTACCTGTTTGTGCCGGTTGTGACAGGCATATGCCCTCATATGGAATGCCTTGTTCGTTCAGCAGTTCACCGTTTATCAGCCTATCAATGCAGTTGCAGATATACTTTTGAAACCTTGCAATCCTGAATTTCTTATCGTATGAATGAACGTATCCTACATATGTCGCATAATCCTCTTTTGCCATAAGAGGAATTATCTGTGAGTGCAGCTGCTGTTCTTGCAATACCAGCTTTTCAAGCTCGTCAAGTGCCTTTTTGCGTTCCTGTAATGTCAATGCCATAGAATCACCCTTTATATCGCCACTGCCCCCGCCCCGCATTATGTGGCGTTCACCCTGCCCCATGGGAGGATACATGGGGCATACCGAATAATTAATCAGTCAATCTTACAGCCACATTCTTTCATAATGCTTAACCACTTTTCATTTGTTGTGTGACCGTCCCAATTTGGCTTTATTTCAGGCAATTCACCAATGTCAAAATCATCGGGAATGTGAAATGTTATTGAACCGCTTGCAATACTTATAACACGTTTCCAGCCATCCCAATTATTATCAGTATCATAGTACCAACCACATATATCAGAATATCTCTGTGAATTACAGTATCCGTTCATGGTTCTTGCGAGAAATAAAGCAAGCATATTTCTTTCCCAATATGCGCCATTTTTAGATTCCTCTGCTGTCATTCCGTCTTTCCATTCGTATATTTTCATACAAAACTCACTTTCTCTTTTCCGCATAGTTTACATTGGCGAATAATCATTTTACCCATGCCACAATCAATAAGAATACTTTCAATCTTTTCGTATTGATGTCTAGTTTTTCGCCAGCATTTAAAGTGTTTTATAATTTTCATACCTTAGCACCTCCCTTCTTGATAAAATCAGTGGATATTTTGTATCCCTCTTTATCTTTCAGGAGTATGCCGTGATGTTCCATTGCCTTTATTTTATTGGTTAGCTTGTCATTGCTACAGCCGTATAACTTCCGTAAATCCTCATATGACAAGGGCTTTTTCTTCCGCTTATCAGTCAATAGCCCTGTATTCCATTGGATATTGTCAGCCAGCATTATTGCGGAGCTTATAGCGGTTTCAACATTGTCACCCTTCAACTTCCGTATGGCTTCAACCATAAGCATGATGTAAGGCTTTTTACCGCCTGTATGCTTTGGCGGCTTGTCACCCCTTGCCTTTTCGGGGTTATGCCAGAAGTCATACAGTTCACAAAGGCTGTCAGGCTCCTTGATATATACATGTTCAGTGCCGTTGTCAGTCTTTTCACGGCTGATGATGATTTCGACTTTGACAGCGTTTTTATCGCCGTTCATAAAGTCGCGTAAATCTTTATCCATAGCGTTCTCCAGACACTCCAGTATAAAATAATAAGCCCTGTCAGCACTGGAGTTTGCTTTCGCGGTGGTAGCTAATCACCACTAGACAGGGCTTACTTTTTATTAAATTTATAGGGCTATGTCGCTTTCAACTTCATTGCCCCATGAATCCCAACCATCAACCTTTTGTCTTGCGAATAGTTCTACCCTTGGCAAGTCTCCCATAAGTTCAACTATTCGTTTTCTTGCTTCGTCTGGTTTTTTGCTGTGCTTTTCTATTGGTGTATCAATTACCGAATGTACCCCCGCGTTTATTCTTTTCGGGTTTCCTTTGGTAGCAAGTAAACATATTTCTGAATTTGCACGGGTATATCTACCCATACCCCAAAACCAACTGTTAATGTTTTTATTTCTTTTTATCCATGTAAAGGCACAGGTTTTGTATTCAAACCCCCATGCTTTTATCAAGTCAAAACATTCATTGAGTTTTGGCATTGTGACCCATAAAAAAAAACACAGTCTTTGTCAGCTATGTCCTTTATGGGAAGTTGTTTTATATCTTCCGTGTCCATAACAGGGTATTTGCAACAAGCACCGCGATTTCCAGACAGTGCTTTGCCCTTATAACTCCATGGAGGATCAGCATAAATAATGCTATATTTTTTCATCAAAAACACCTCAAAATTCACTCCGGAAAATCGGAGTAGCCAAAATGGCATTCAGCTTTACTCCCTCTAAGTATATCGGGTTTTGACCATGTAAATCGTTTATATATAGTATTTCTCTGTAGCAAAAAAGCCCCAGTTATCAGCCGGGGCATATAGGAGGAGGTATCAGTATAAATCAAAGTATCTTCAGTAGTTTCCAAGGTGAAAAATGAGTTCAAAAAAATTATAAAAAATTTTAGGGGTATCAAGTAAAAATCAGTTCAGATTTATTGTAGGTTCTGTCGGTCATGTGTACTATAGAGAGGCGTCGGCCTGATGGGAGCCTACCCCCCCCATCAATCACCCTGGACACACCCAAACAGCCCACACCATAAGCCACCCACAAGGTTGCGTTCTAGCCATTGGCTCTATGCATACAACAACAGTATAAGCAGGTTAGCTTTGCATTGCTCTGCTATACTCTGTCTATCTGCTTATTGCACTGCCTGCTGTTCCTAAGTAACCGAAATATTTATTTCGTGTAATCAGAATTTACTCTGTTGGCTCTAAGTCTACAGCTAATAGGCTTTCAAGCTGTTTACGCTTTTCCTGTATCTGCTGTAATTGCTGTTGTAAATCGGGTAACTGGAAATTATTCTGTATTAATGTAAGGTTTTCGACACTTTTAGCGGGTTTATAATCAGGCATCATGTGTCTCCCCCAAAACTCTGCTGCATTTACATTAGGAGGAATATACATTTCCTCTGTAATATCGATTACTTCGCCATCCTTGGTGACTTTTTGTTTGCTCAGTGTCACCGACTGGCCGCAAGCTGCTTGAAATTGTTTATTCAGTACAACTTGGCCAGCTGCTTGGCGTGCGTGTATAATTAGCTCACTCAATTCATTGTTATCTTGCTTGTATCTTATCCATGTAAACGGATGAATTCCTAATTTCTTGCATATGCTTTTCTCTGTGTATCCCTGACTAATCCATTCATATATATCATCCAGCCTTGGCTCAACCAGTACAGGATATAATTCAGACCTTCCACGCTTGCTTTCCTTTTCCTGTTGTACTTCCATTACAGCCGTCTCAGCCATAAACACCACCTGTTTCTACACAAAATAAAAGAGCCTTTCGGCTCCTTAATAACTTTATTTACTTATTGCCTTTTAAGCTCTTTATAATCCCCGTAGCTGCATCCAGATTTATTATTAACCTTAGATACTCGCTTATCGTTCCGCTGTCTCCTAACACCCTTTTTGCTTGTTCCAGTGCCTTTTGCTTTTCTTCTT